TCCAGCTGTGCCAGAGCAGTACGCACGGTACTTTCACCTGCACCTATCTGCCGGGCAATGGTTCCAATAGACGGCCAGCTCACCCCCTCGTCACTACTGAAGTCAGCCAGGCGCGCCATAATGGCCACACTGGACAACTTCATGCCAGAGGCCGCGCAGGCGTCCCACACATAACCGGTTAACTTAGTGCTCATGCATCCACCCTTTTAAACTTCTCCCTGAAACGCTCAACAGGCTGCATGCACTCATACGGGTAGCCCTGGCGCATAAAAATGACCTGCTGCTTTTCCCGGTCGTAGCCAATGACGTGGACAATGAAGCCTCATGGGTCTTTGTACTGGCGGTCAAGTTCCTGCATAACGCTCTGGCCCTCCGGGAGTACACACCCACAATTGATGTCGCCCGGCTGTGGTTACATGCCACCCAGCGCCCTGATACCATCCGTTCATACCGAAACAACGAGGTTCCCGGCACAGGGATGCCCCGCAGTTGCGGTAAGCGGCTGTTAGCCGTTAAACTGTTCATGCGTTAGTTTCTCCACGAATACGACACGCCAGGGCGCCCGGAGCTGCACACTCGCGGGCGCCACTTTCTTCCGGCTCACAGAAAATCCGGAATAACAGCGTTAAGTGTTCCTGCCACTTCGCCATAACCTGGTAGCTGTTCTCGTCAATCTGCTGCTTCTCTGTGGCATCAATAACACCGTCTTCCGTGGCTTTACGCAGATAAGCTGAGTGCTTACCAATCCACTCTATGGACTCCATCAGGCGTTGGTTGATATCGCCGTTATCCACCTCTTCCAACTCCACCAACGGAACATTCACGCTGTTTGAATTACGCGAAACGGCATCGGCGATGTACTTCGTGCCACTGGCCTGCTGTAGCACCATGGCCCACCCCATTGGGAAAACCTGGTCACCATCAGTACGCAGGCGGTTAAACAATGCGTTCTCTGTTACGTCCAGCCATTCAGCAGCCTCGGCGTACCCACCAGGCAATGCCGCGATAGTTCGTTTGATTGCAGCCACCAGCCAGGCGGGCTGTTTTTCGACTTTCCAGTGTTGCTTACCCACGGTTAACCCCTTCTGTCTGTGGTTAATATTGCCCACCTTCTCAGTTATCTTTTTTGTAGAATGACGGGTCATAGCGTAATTTCCCGCTTGTTATCCGTTCGATAACAAATGCTTGTTTTTGCGGGATAATATCTCCCCAGCGGCACACTGCCGGGTGGGTAATACCAAGCATGTTTGCAGTCTTTGAAGTACCACCAAAAAACTTGATCACATCTTTCTTGCGCATAATGGTTTCCTCTTGATGATGCACAAAAGGTAACAAAAGGTACATTAAATAGCAAACAATAGGTACATCAAATACAGGTAACATTAGTTACATGAAAACAGAAATGAAAGACCGGATCAGATCCCGGCGTTTGCAGTTAGACGTGACACAGCAATCCCTGGCAAAAAAGCTAGGGGTGAGCCGCGTATCTGTAACAAAGTGGGAAAATGGCACAACAAAGCCAGACGGAGAAAATCTACATCAACTCGCTTCTGCGCTATCGACAACTCCGGAATGGCTACTATATGGACAAGGAGAAGAAAAGAAAGATGACACGAAAGTTATGCCATTTATTAAAACACCTGTTGCAGTACCAATCATCTCAGCTGTTCAGGCAGGCCACTGGACTGAGTCATACGCAAGTTCGAGGCTGACAGACGTGGTATCATGGACTCAAACTACAGCTGATGTGTCTGATGAAGTTTTTGGGTTAGTCGTTCGTGGTGAGTCCATGACAAATCCAAATGGTCTACCTTCCATTCCCGAAGGCTCAATTGTGATCGTTGAACCAAACTTCGGACAATTAGACGACTTATATGGAAAGATTGTCGTTGCTGTTCTGGATGGCACATCCGAAGCAACTGTAAAAAAACTTGTTTGGGATAGTCCTTTCTCCTACCTCATGCCACTGAACCCAGCTTTCAAACCAATTCCCATCGATGGAAATTGCCGTATTGTCGGAAGAGTTGTCCAAATAACGCAGAATCTTTAACGGTGCCAGTCCATGGCACCGGTAGTTTAATACATTGATATACCACTATTCCGTGGCAGCAGTTTCTGCAGCGTCTTTTATTTCACCGCAAAGCACTTTTAATTTCGCAGGGCATGAATGCGTAGCCTGAGCCTGAATTTTATCAAGATCTTTAGTATCAAGCGTTGAGTCAATATGCTTGAGTACATATGTTTTTAGTGCAGGTGTTTTGCTAATTAAAGTCGATAATTCAGGCACAGAATCCCAATGATCCGCAAGCAAACGCGCTACAGCTTCTGAGTTCCCTTCCGCTATATCTCCATCATCACAATGCCCAAACTTAATCCGGTTTTGATTAACTGCCGACCAGGAACTCAATGAATCAACAGCCATATCTGCAGCTTCGGCATCAGTGGGCGTACATGTTTTAGCCCAGGCAACATTAGCTGTAAGCAATCCACAAAGGACCAGCAAAGTTATTTTTTTCATAAATGATTACCCGTAATGACGCCCCTGTAGAGACTGGTGATGATTCCTTTTAGTTGCAGCCTGCGCAGCGCGTCCAGTATTGCCAATAACCTGTATCGTGGTCAAAGGTGAAGTGCTGGCCATCTTTATGACAGCAGCAATTGCGTCATCAGATGTTCGAATACAACCCATCGTAGCATGCTGGGGACCAGGAGCATGTCGGGCATGAGCACGGCCAGAATGGAGGCCTATACCTGGGTGATTAGGAACAGAAAAGCGGAAAATACCGTACATGCCATAAGGACCATCAGTGGTGTCTGCCGTTGCTGAATGATGGCGATGCGGGTGTACCCTATCCTGGAATATATATGTCCCATTTTGAATATGGGTCAACGTCGCGTGACTATCGACATTATTATACGCAGCCCAAGTACTGATGTTGTTGCCACTACTATCCACTAGCGTTATCTGGTGTGTAGCACCATTAAATATTATTTTTGACATATCCATCTGATCTGATTGAAAAATATCTCCGTGATAATAACCATGCCTTTTATGCCGGATATAGGCGAAATCTTAAAAACAACCTCTATGTACTAAGTGTTACGACTACCCCAGCACTTTCCCACACATCATTAATGTAACTATTGGTACTTTTTGTTTGCATTAAATGGTAACTAAAGGTACATTCATAATTACGCAAGTAATGAGACGACTTTGAGCAGTCCCGGTTTATCGCCTCATGACAACACCATCCCTGTTCTGGCGGCCCGGCTTCCCTTGATGGTCGGTAACCGCCAGCTTTTTCAGGGCAAAACTGACACAAGGTAAGATGATGAATGTATGCACCGAAGTGAAAAATCTAAGCGAAAAAATGCAACAGCAGCTTGACCTGGTAAACGACATAAACACAGCTGTCGTAAGTGTAAGTTGGGGTGCATACAAATTTTTAAAGCAGATCGACGATGCCCAGCATGCAATCACTCGTCTTTCAGATACTGACCGCCAGAACCTATCTCCCAGCCTGTGTAACTCATTAGATCGATTTTTGGCAAACGCTGATTCTTTGAAATCACTGCTAAGTAATTCTGCGCTGTTTCACTCAATTGGTCTGGAACAAGATCATCAAGCAGAGCAAAAAGCAGATCTGGAGTGTTCAGGTTGCGAATGCTCGCAGGAGTCCATTTTGTTTTCAAATACACAAGGTGATGCAAAGCAGCCACACCATCAAGATGAAGGACGGACTTGCTGTTTTTCAACCGGTGTTCATGAAGGTAAAACTCAATAAGTATCAGCTTATAAAGATGACTCCGGCACTGCTGAGAACTGGTTGAATGAGGATTACTTTGGAAATGTGAGGAGCTAATTCCGTAGTGTTCAGCAAGATCGGGAAGGATGGCTAAATAAAGATTTTCGTATCCGTTCATGTTGGTTCCTTCTTGGATGTGTGAGAGCAACCAAGATACCACCTCGCCTGATGTGGATAAAAGCAGGCACAACCACCCCTGTGAGCCAGCAGCTTTTTCAGGGCGCAGGAGTCTGGTGTTTATCCATGACCCCAGACCACTGCGAAGGAACGCAAATGCTGTGTAGAACCTTTGGCGGTACCAGATCTTCAACCCAACACTAGGAGGATGAA